AGGTTGGCGGCGAAGGAATGAAGAAATACTATGATGAGATATACCCTAAGTTCTTAGATAAGTACGGCAAGAAGTGGGGAGCTAAAGTAGGTGAGACAAAAGTAAATACTGTAATGGAAAGAGCAGAGAACAGCATGATTCCAACAATGGGGCAAGAGGGAGTTCGTTACTTAGATATAACTCCAGAGATGAAGGCAGGAGTATCAAAAGGACAACCATTATTTGCAGCAGTTCCAGCAATACCAGCAGCAGGATTACTTGCACCACAGGAACAACAACGTAGATAGCATGACATCCAGAGGATAATGCAAAAATGGAAACAAATACCGTTAAAGAAACGCCAAAAATCGGAGAAGGTTTAGCAGGGCCAGGCAGACCAAAGGGATTGCCTAATAGAAGCACTCAGATAGTCAGAGAGGCTATTGCTAACCTATTGGAGCGCAATGCAGGGAACATGGATAGGTGGCTTAATGAGGTAGCGCAAGACGATCCTTATAAGGCATTGGACTTGATGAATAAGCTCAGTGAATACCATATACCTAAGCTGGCTAGGACAGAGGTAACAGGCATTGATGGTGCTCCACAACAGCACGTTGTTACATGGCAGAAGTAATCGAGATTGCTTACAAGCCGCGTGAACAGCAGATAGCTATTCATGAGGCAGTAGATAACCATAGGTTTACGGTAGTAGTAGCCCATCGTCGTATGGGCAAAACTGTAAGTGCTATCAACCATCTAATAAAGGCTGCAATTGAGTGCAATAAACCTAACCCAAGATTTGCCTATATTGCTCCAACTTATGCTCAGTCGAAACGTGTGGCTTGGGATTATCTGCTGGAATTTACTCGTCCTCTCGGGGCTGTGGCTAACATCTCAGAACTTAGGGTTGATTTTTGGGGTCGTCGCATCAGTTTGTACGGTAGCGATAATGCTGACAGCCTTAGGGGCCAGTATTTTGATGGCGTTATCCTTGATGAGATAGGCGACCAGAACCCTAAGATATGGAACGAGGTTATCAGGCCAGCACTAGCGGACAGGAATACAGACGAATCGCCTACGTGGTGCTTATTCATTGGAACGCCTCGCGGTAGGAATCACTTTGCAGACTTTAGAGATAGGGCTAAGACTGCTGAAGGCTGGAAGCTACTGGAGTTCAAGGCTAGTGACACAGGCATCATTGCTGACAAGGAACTTTGGGGTGCTCGTCAGGAGATGGGCGAGGATAAGTACAACCAAGAATTTGAATGTTCTTTCGATGCAGCCGTAGAGGGTTCCTATTATGGTCAGATTATCAACGATCTTGAAGCGAAGAACCGAATCACTACCATTGAGCGTGATGATCTATGCAAGTCTTATGTTGCTTGGGATTTGGGGATTAGTGATTCTACTAGTCTGTGGGTTGCTCAGACTGTTGGAAAGGAAGTACGACTCATTGATTTTACGGAAAACCACGGTGTCGGTCTGGACTGGTATGTATCCTGGCTTAAAGAGAACAAGTACGAAGGCTTCACGCAGTTCCTTCCTCACGATGTGGAAGTAAGGGAACTAGGCACAGGAAAGAGCCGTAAAGAGGTTTTACAGGAGGCAGGGCTGGATATAACAGTAGCTCCTCGTTTGTCGATTGCAGACGGCATACAGGCCGTTAGAAGGCTATTACCGCAGTGCTGGTTCGACCACAAGACTAAGACAGGGCTAGATGCTCTCAGGAACTACCGTAGAGAGTATAACGAGCGTCAGCAAGTGTTCTACGATAAGCCGTTACATGATTGGTCTAGCCATGCCTCAGACGCTTTCAGATACCTAGCGATAAGCCTTGACCAAGACACGACTTCATGGCAGTCAGATTTACCTATTAACACTAAATGGATTGTATAATTGCGAAAATCCTAAGAGGAACGCATTATGATGGACGAAGGCACAATCAAAGGCATTATCGAGAATGAGATTGATAACTCGATAGGCTATCTGGACACAGAGACTACAGAAGATCGTCGCAGAGCGTTAGAGTATTACTTACGCTATCCCTATGGTAATGAGCAAGAAGGTCGTAGCCAGATAGTTACCGGAGAGGTAGCCGAAGCTATTGATGGTGCATTGCCACAGTTAATGCGTGTGTTTACGACTACTGAGGATATAGTTTACTTTGAGCCTCGTAGCCCACAAGATGAGGAGTCAGCTAAACAAGCTACTGACTACTGTAACTGGGCTTTCTATCGTGATAATGATGGGATGCTCATACTTCATAACTGGTTTAAAGATGCTCTGCTGCAAAAGGTAGGCGTAGTTAAAAGTTATTGGGATGACAAGGTAGATGTACGCAAGGAAGAATATAAGAATCTGACTGAGGATGAGCTGGCTTTATTGCTATCGGATCAGTCGCTAAAAGTTGTCAAGCAGGAAATAGAATATACAGAAGCACAGGATATGATGGGCAATATCATTCAGATACCATCGTATGAAGTGTATGTTCAGCGCACAGAGGAATCAGGTCAGGTAAAGATTGAGAACGTACCGCCTGAAGAATTCCTTATCTCCAAGTCTGCTCGCAATATCGAGGAGGCTAACTTCGTAGCTCATCGTCGGTTGATGACTCGTAGCGAACTAATAGCTATGGGTTACGACAAGGACATAGTTGAGGACTTGGCTACATACAATGACCTAGAGTTCAGTCCTGAGCGTATAGCTAGGTTTAGCAATGGTGAACAGCCAGACCAGAATACAAGTTTAGATCAGGCAATGCAGACGCTAGAGGTCTATGAGTGCTATGTACGCATAGATGAGGATGATGACGGTATAGCTGAGCTACGTCGTATCGTTTATTGTGGCTCTGAGATATTAGAAGATGAGGAATGTGACTATATTCCGTTCCACTCCATTTGCCCTATACCAATCCCGCACAAGTTCTTTGGTCAATCACTAGCTGATCGGACTATGGACATTCAGTTGCAGAAGTCCACGATAACTCGTCAGAGCTTAGATAACCTTTATCTCACCAACAACAATCGAATAGGTGCAGTCGACGGACAATGCAACATGGACGACCTGCTTAATGCTACTCCGGGTGGAATTATCCGTATCAAGAATCCTAATGCGCTGGTTCCATTAACGGTTCAAAGTACGTTCGGTCAAGCAATGCCAATGTTGGAATACTTGGATGCGGTTCAGGCTAAGCGTACAGGTGTTAGCGATGCACAGCAGGGCATGGATCCAGACGTATTGAACAATGTAACGGCTACGGCTGTAGCTGCGATGATGAAGTCTAACTCTGGCAAGCTGGAGTTGATTGCACGTATATTTGCTGAGACAGGTGTTAAGAGTCTGTTTAAAGGCATATTGCATCTATTGGGCAAGTATCAGGATAAGCCTAGAGTCGTTCGTATGCGTGGTAAGTACGTAACGTTTGATCCGCGTACATGGGCTAACGAGTACGACATTAGCGTTAATGTTGGTCTAGGCTCAGGTGATAGAGAGCAGAAACTAGCTATGTTGCAGATGGTTTTAGCCAAGCAAGAGCAGATCATCCAGCAGTATGGCCCATCTAATCCGTTGGTATCGGTAGCTCAGTATCGCAACACGCTTGCGAAGTTCATCGAGTCTGCTGGTTTCAAAGATGCTAACGAGTTCATGAATGAGATAACTCCAGAACAAAATGCTCAACTTTCACAGCCGCAACCACCAAGTCCTGATGCCCAAGCAGAGATTGCTAAGATGTTGGCTGAGGTTGAGAGAGAGAAGACTCAGGCTAAAGCGCAGATCGATGCGGCAAAGCTTGATCTTGAGAAGCAAACGCTAGAGGCTGAATATACCCGCAAAGGTATTGAGATGCAGATGAAGAACCAGAAGGATGCGGCTGAGTTACGTATTAAAGAAGCTGAGTTAGCGGTTAAGCAATTGCAGGCTGTCTTAGCTATGGACTTGGCTGATGAGGATACGAAGAACAAGCAGACTGAGCTGACGTTAAAGGCTCTGCGTGAACTAGGATCACTGACTAGGGGTATGGCGTGAATAGAACAGAATGGGCGTTAAACCTGCTGAGAGATGACTACTTCATTGAGATGATGGAGGAGTTACGAGGCGTAGAGCTAGCTAAGTTATTAAATAGCGATTATCAGGATTTTGACATTCGTGAACAGGCATACGTACGGATTCGCGTACTAGAAACCATTGAGAATTACATACAAGGGTTAGCGGATCAGAAGCTAATAGATGCGAAAAAGATAAAAATATTGTAGTCTGCGTCGGGCAGTTCCCGATATAATTAAGGAAACATAAATGAGCGATACTCAGAACACGACACCCAGTGAGGGTAGTGGTGAGTTAACGGTAGAAGGTGCAGCTAACGCTTTCTTGAGCATGATGGATCAGAATGACGGCTCCGAACAGGAACAACCAGAATCTGCTTCAGAAGCTAACGAAAGCGAGGCCGAATCAGACGAGTACGAAGAGTCTGAGGTAGAACAAGATGATGATAGTGATGAGCAAGAGGAGCCTCAAAGATTCCGTGTCAAAGCCGCTGGTGAAGAACGGGAGGTAACCCTTGATGAGCTTATCAAGTCTTATCAACTTGGCACTGATTACACCAAGAAATCGCAAGCCGTAGCTGAAGATCGTAAGGCAGTAGAGGCCGAACGACAAGCAGTTCAGGAAGCTAAGCAGATGCGTGATACGTACGCGCAAAGGCTAGAGATGATTGAACAGATGCTTCAGCCACAGCAAGAGGAAAACTTAGACTACCTTAAAGAAACTGATCCTATTGGATACAGCGTTAAGGTGGCAGAGATGGTACAGAGGGAGAAGCAATTATCTGCTGTTCAAGCTGAGAGATACAGAATCAATCAGCAACAGGAGCAGGATAGACAGGCACAGATGCAGTCATTAGTGGCTGAGGAAATGCAGAAATTGTCGGCTTCTTTACCTGAGTTTGCTGATCCGGCTAAGGGTGAGGCTATCAGAAATGATATTCGTACCTATGGTAAGCAGATGGGATTCTCTGAGAATGAATTAGCGGCTGTTTATGACAGTCGGGCAGTATTAACGCTATACAAGGCTATGCAGTACGACAAGCTAGTTGCTAGTAAGCCAGCTATAAACAAGAAGGTTAGCGAG